ACACCTGCAGTACCATTGATGTCTTGACCGGGGATGTCTACATAAGCTCTGTTAGAAACTTGATGAATAGCAGTTGAGTCAGGAGTACCTGTTGTGCCATCAGATAAGTTTGAAGATAAAGTTAAGCCAGTAAGAGTTGTTACTCCGGCAGCAAAGGTTGAAGTAAGTGTAGCTGTGCCTCCTCCGTTAAACTTAATCTTACCTCCTGTATATAAAATAGTATTAGTTGCTTCTACTTGAATAGTTTTATTGGTTCCTGCTCCTCCCGTGTAAGCTGCAGTTAAAACAATTGAGTCAGTAGTAGCTATATCAGATGCTACATCTCTGGGGTTAGCTCTATCTCCTACTTTAATTTTATATTGTTTGCCATAGTCGGCAGTTTTGCAGGTAATAAAAGCTTCGTATCGTTTGTCATGCTTAAAGTCATCAACTGCTTTAGTAGGAACTGAAGTGTTAACAAGAAAGGTATAGTCAGCGATTGACACTGCTCTTAAATTTTCTTGTGGATTGTTTCCTGCAGTTAAATAATTAAAACCGTTGTCTGTGTTTAGGGGATACTCTTCTCCTGTTTTAGAATCAAAGATATGCATCCCTCCTTTTTCAAAGCGCCATGCACCAGCGCCTTTATCTGATCCACAAAAACCTGAACTAACTTCACTGTCTTTAATGTATCTAGGGTTTGATCCAGTTAGCGATCCTCCTGATATACCTGCAATGTCTGTTGTAGTGTCAGCCCAAAAGCATACTTGTATCCATTTAGGATTTGCGCCTGAAGGTACAACACTTCCTGAAGCTTGTGTGCCAGTGTTTAAATTGTAATTAGATATTACGTTATTGCTGGAGTCATACTTAGGGCTGTCAAAGTATTCGTTTTCAAAATCCACATACCGATCTAATGTAATAGTTCTGTCAGTGTCACTAGCAGCTACGACTCGTGCTCTTATAGCTTTATCTAATTGACGTAGTCCTCCTAATCGAACAAAGGCTCCGACTAAATCTGTATGTTTCCATTCTCTACCTGCTCCATCAGTAGGCCAATCAGTTTCATCTGAATTGTTAGATTGAATGACTCTACTTTTAGTAGTGGTAACTTTGTTAATACCGTCACCTACTTGAGTAACGGTAGGTTTAAAAGGAACCCAATGAATGTTTCCCGATCCCATCATTAAGTAACCGTCATCATCGTCATCTACTTTCCATTGGTCATCGGTTACATAACCTAAATTATCTGTAAGTAAACCAGTAGATTTATCTGGCGATCCTAAAAGGAATGTATTTGCAGGCCACAACGAAGGCGCAAACCCTTCAGCATTGTCAGCTACATTTCCTGACAGCGTACCTGATAAACTTCCTTGACCTGCAGCTTTGTCTGCATCAAGTGTGAAGGTAACAGATGACCCAAAGTCTACTACTTGGCCACTACGCATTGGAGTTTCTAGGCTATCGACTGTCAGCGAAGTAGCTCCGTTGTTTGCAGGCCCTGCAGTTTTAACTCGATCGTAATAATCAAACCATTTTGTAGGTACTTTTAAAACGTACTCTTTCGATGCATCGATTATCTGTTCAGCTTTACTACCTACAGTTAACCCTTGTATACGTACAACATCTCCGTCTGCTAAGTCATGCCCAGCTGCAAATTCCACAGATAAAACTCCATCAACCCATCTGTTATCAGTGTGTCGTACTGATTCAATAGTCATTTTTGATATAGATGCTTTACCAAAACCTAGTACACTTCCTCCTATTGTTTTACTTATAGTTATATCCCAGTACCCGCCATTGGCTACTATGGTTTTAACGAAGTAATCTACCCCCTCATTTAATCCTCTAGGTAATCGAGAATTATCAGAAATATATGCAAATCTAATTCGATCGTTAACTGTAAGCTGACTAGCTATAGTTATTTTATTAGTAGCAACCGTAAAATCGATAATACCGGAAGTGGCATAAGGATTTACGACTACTACATATTGTTCACTTGAGTCTCTATTGATTGTATGGACAAACGAAGAACCTCCATCAACTGCTACTTTATTAATAAACTTAGACGGAGGTCTCTTTACTAGCCCTTTAATGACTGATGAGAAACCATTGATTTGTTCTGTAGCTTGAGAGGAAAACCGTTGGGATTCAGCTTGTTGACTGACTCCCTGCGCCAATGAGTTTGCTGCGTTCTTAATTATGGGCATGGAAATTAAGTTTTATAAAGCGTTGCGATCGGTGCGGTGTTAGATGAAGTAGTTCGTGAAACTGTATAATGAGCTAACGAGCTTGCAAATATGTTAGTGTCAGCATTGTCAGAGTCTTGTTGGAGCGCATTAGTTTTTGCTTCCATCTCGTCTTGCCCTAGCATCTGAACTAATTGAGGGTCTCCTACATATCTTGCTGCAAATATTCTTGCTGCTTTAGTGGTAATATATCTTCGAGCATATTCAGGTAGCGAGGGTTCGCCTGCAGTATCTTGTTGAAAAGCTACTTGATATATAATGGTACACTTAACATCGTCATCGAACTCATACGAGTTGTTGTATTTATCATACAGAAAACGACCACGTACGATAGGGTCGAGACTGGTATGTGTGTAAGTATTAAAATCTAAACTTAAAGCATCAGATGGTGTCTGAATACGTTTAGTGTATCCATAGACTGCACCTGCCGGAGAGCCAGCTAGAGTAAAAGTTAAACCTGAATCAGAAACAGCTGTTACTTCATGTGTTTTAGCTGTGCTTATGTCAGTCATGGTTTCCCCTTTATTGACAAAGTGTTTAGCTGACGTAGTAACGACTGACCCTGATAAAGAACCTCCTATTTGGCCAGTGCCACGAGTTAATTCGTATTCGTAGAAGCGATTGTAATGCCAGCCTTCCGATTGAACTGCCTTATCCACCTCCTCCAATACCTTCTGGACATCGTTTGCTTCTCCTGCAGTTGCCAACGAGCTGACCCTAGACTGCCCAATCGAGGATAAGATTTGGTTAACCGCTTCTAATTTTGGTGTAAAAGTTCCGTAAGATGACATGATGTTTATATAAAAAAATAGGGAAACCCCCCGCACCCATACAATGGGCTGTTGCCACGGGGAGCTCCCTATGATTCTTAATTATTCTTGAGTACCGTCAGACCAAACCACAACAGACTCAGGACGTAGAGGCCCGTGACCCATGCTGTACTTAGCGACGAACAAGTTACCTTGGCGAGCAATCATATACTCAGACTCCACAGCCAAGTCCATTAACTTCAATGTTCCGAAGCCACCTTTATGGAACACAAGACCAGCCAATTGCTGTGCCTCATATGCATAAGAGTTGCCGGGAGAACTACCACCCCAAGCGTTACCGGGGTTGGCCAAGTTAGTGCTAGGGATATGGTTGCTAGTGAGTAGCGTAATGCCAGCCACACGTGTAATAGTACCCGCTGCGATAGAACCTTCACCACCAACGTCTTTGTTGATAAGCGAAGAGCTAACTACATCTGTACCGGAGGTGTTATTAACCAACTCATAGTACATAGCAGGGGTAATGATGGCGTACCGATCACTTGAAGGTACATCCTTCTCATCCAACAAACGAGCAGACTCAAAGAGAGCCTTACGAATGACAGACGCTGTAGGATTCTTCCGAAGTTGATCTTCAGTACCATTCCCTCCAGCCGCGCCAGCGTATGCGGTGTTAACCAAGTCACGGTTATCCGCATTGCTTTCTTTAGCAGAGTACACAACGGAACCCTTCTTAGTAACGCCGGGGATCATTGCATCAGCTGGTAGAATACCATCGGTATCACCACCTGCATCACCACCAGCGGAACCATTCTTGGAACCTGTGAGGGCTGCTACAGTTAGCACGTTCTTATCAAACTGGTTAGCCAAAGCTTCACCAAGCTGATGTGTGTAAGGTGAACGTACATCGAAATGACTCACCAACTCATCAACAGATGCTATGAACGTAGAGCTCATAAGAACCTTATCGATATGTATTAGGGTTTCAGTTTGTTGAATGTGATTCAACCCACCTAAGCTTCCGTTACCTTCACCACCTGAGTTTACACTCAGAATGTCAGTACCGGGAGTATAGTACCCTGCGTTTGCAGTACCTATGATGGGGAACTGCGCCGACTTACCTTTCGTAATAGTACGAATAGTATGCAACGGCTTCATGATGTTTTTCTCATCGAAGACCGTCATTACTTCTCCCGCGAATTTCTTCAGGAAGAGACCTGTTGCTTGGCCAGCACCTTTATCAGCACCTACGCGACCAGCTACACCGTTAAACAAATTGTCATTAAATGCCATGACGTTTTATCCTTTCGTTATATATATGTTAAACAACTTAACGACCGTAGCACTCACTACAGTCTAACTCTCAATCCCTAAAAGATTGGCGTCCAAGTTGTCTGACGTATCAGGCTATTCGGCTTCCCCTTCGGGCAAATCTAATGGCCCAGCTAACCATCCTTCAGGTAGAGTGACTCTGTTTTTAGAGAGTTCCCACTCTTTACCTGTCCAATGGTAGACTCGGCCTGTGACATCTGGCCCTATACGAACCAAAGCATCACTCGTTGGAATGAATACTACTCTTCTGCCACTTGTCAAGCATCCGCTGCTTCCAAGCGTCACGCAACTTGCGAGGCACAACAGGAGCAACCGTCGCAGTGACAGGTTTCTTGGCATCTTCCCAGAGTAGCTTCAATATTTCCCTAAGAATCGCTAGAATTGCTGCTACCATTAGCGGCGTCTAGTTTCTTTAGGGTTAAACGCGATCCAGTATAGCCTAATGCAACTAATGCTGCCATCACTATACCAACTATTTTAGTCATCGCGCCATCTTCAGCCAACAATCCAGAGGAGGCGACAGCACCTATGATTACTGCCGCCATACTCATGTAAAATTCTGTAGATTTATATCCCGGTGTTTTTTGGGATTCTACACTTACGGTCTTTTTAGATGCAGCCATGTTATTTTTGTTTAGTTGTACTCACCTCCCCTAATTTCAATTGAACCTTAGTTTCTTTACCTCCGACAAGGAGAGAAGGAAAAGGTAGTTCGAGTGAAACATAGGGTAGTTTTAAGTTGAGACCATCAGGCGTTACAGAAACGTCAGGAATTAATCCTGCTTTAGCTCCTA